CGGATACCAGTATCACCAAAGCTCATGTCAGGACTTCTGTATCTACCTAAGATAGCTGTACCATCAAAGTCATTGCCTGATTCTTGTCTTTGTATAAAGCCTGTAGTGTCACCGTGAAGAACAATTACATCACCTGACTCAACAAAGGTATCCGTACAAGCTACCTGTATGCCTCTTGTTTCAGAAAACTCAAATGCTTCTTTCTTAAGAACACAAATAGCACCTTTAGATAGTGTTTGCCCTTGTCCATCTTTAGTGAAGAATATGCGGTATTGGGTCTTATCGGGTATAACTACGGAGTCAAACGATCCAGCATCTTTAATGTTTTCATCAAATACAGTTTGTATGTTTTTACTGATAGTACCCAGTTCAGTATCACCAATACGTGCAGTCGCAGCAACAGTACGTAGTCCATCAGGACCAAGAAAGATTAAATCACCTGCAAATTCTTGTACGGTAAAGCTGTTAATGCACCCAATGTTTCTAGTAACAGGTTGCACAGAAAAGTCAGAAGAACTAGAACCAGTAAGTTTAAATATCCTACTTTCACAAAAGATAAACAAGCTATCACGGAAAACCTTTAATGCAACTACTGTATCATCAACCTTAATACTACCTGCATTTTGACCACTATTAAACCCATCTTCATCAAACGGCTCACTAAATACTACCTCTTGTGGTGTAGTGGACTTACCACCATAAAACATATGGTTTCTATATGCAGCCACAACAGTAGCACCTGCTACACTACTATCACTAACATCTGCTGCTGTCATAGAGGTATTAAATATTACAGGAGCATTAACCCCGTCCACACAGATAATCTTTTCGTTACCGTCAAAGTTATATCTTTCAAAGTGGTACTTTGCAGCACTGGTTCTACCTGTGTCTCTAACAGTCCAGCTTTCTGATACTACATCAAGTTTAGAATGTGCTGCTGCAGTAGAAGATACAGCCCTAGTTACGCCTGTAAAAGTAGTAGATGTTTTACCTGTGTAAGTAAATATCTCTGAGTTAATCTGTAATGTGCCACTAGAAGAAAAACCTAATGTAGATGGTACAGTAATAGTACCTGATCCTGTCATGCTTGTATCTGCTGCAATAGCAATAGATAATTCAGCAGAAGCAGAACTAAATATCTTTTCACCTCTGGCTGCTAATACTTTATTGTCAAAGTTAGCAATCATTAACAGTGATTCAGAGCTAGAACTGGTGTGAGGTACAACAGCATTTACGTATTTACGAAAGCCACTAATACGTCTGTAGCCACCTGAAATGTCAGGCTCAAAGTTTTCTAATTGTAGTGCCTCTCCCGGCTGCATAATAAAGTTAGAACGGTTTAAAACTAAACCGCCCTCACAGTTAAATGCAACTGGCTGTGTCTGGGAACTATCAGGCACTAGCTTACTACCCCTGACATAAAGTTGACAGAGCCACGTGGTCTTAATACAACAGTAGACCTAACGTACTCATATTTATTAATTAACAAACTTTGCATATTCTTAATACCCTGCTCAAATCTAGCAAAGTTTAATTGATACTGTTGCATTTCACCACGATACTGATACACAAAAGCAGAGGCACCGTCTACAATTACAGGTGCAAACCTTTCAGGTATAGTAGTAGTATCTCCATGTGCAGAAAGATTAGCAGGAAATGTATAGTAATCAAATGTTAAAGTGTATTCTTTATCAGGAAATGGATAAAGTAAAAAATTATTATCAGGTGTACGAATAATACTTCTAGGTACACCGCCATTATCAAATTGAGCTACAAATACTCCATCTGCATGTGTAGCTGCAGTAGTGCTATTAGCACCACGTGTACAGCCTGTAAGATCATTACCTGATATAGCAGTATATGTTACTTGCTCACTACCAAGATAAATAGTACCAGATGCATCAAAACCTGTAGTAGATGTAAGAGTTAGCGTTGCTACAGAATCAGAATGTGAACCATTTAAAGTAGTAGATGCAATGTCATCTTCTTGATTGGCATACTCATTCTGTATATATTCATTATAGTTTAATGTACTAAGATTACTACCCGATGCATTAAAGGTAGTACTTTTCTTTATCCTAGCTGTATTGTAGTCTATTGATTTAGTACTAGTAGGCACAGTATATCTAACTTTTCCCGGCACTAATGTTTCTGTATTAGTAGCGTGATTAAAAGAATACCCAAACTCACGTTGATTAATATATCGTATAGCTTCATTTACTGCATTTTTACATTGTATCTGTACACCCCTAGCACTAGTAAAGTTACTAGAGGTAAGCTCTACTTCGTTCATACGAGTGATGACATTGTTAGCTAATGTTAAATAAGTAAGAGCCATTATAATTCCTAAATAGATTTTTGCCCCAAGAATTGTTTGTTGCATAAACTTGATGCACCAATGGGGCCAGCATATAGCCAGCCCCAAAGTATATAGGTTTATTAAATGAGGTCACGTTGTGCAACAGCAGCCTCAGTTTTTGCAGCCGAAACATCTGCAACTACTGCATATACCCGAAGGCGTCCAGTAGCAGGTGCAGCACCAGCAACAAGAACGTCAATGGTATCAGCAGCACCAACACATGCCAAAGCAGCAGCAGCAAACGTAGAAGCTGCGCCTGTATTGACAATGTTAGCTTCACCGTTAGTACCTTTTGCAAGGTATGTACCAGCAGCAGCAGTTAAGTCAGCCCCGTCAATAATGTCATCGCCACCAGCGAAGTCAATATCTGCAGTACAAGAAGTCGTGAAAGGTTTCATGATTTCTGCACCAGCAGCAACGATAACTGATTCAGCAGGGATTTCTAGTAGTTGAAAGATATCCCCGTTTGCGCCAGAGTAACCAGCGGCAACCATTGCATCAATATCTAAGATTGCTTCAATGGTCCGTACAGTATTACCAACATTAGTTGGAACAGCAAGAACATTTGCCCCAACACCAGCGGTATCACTGGAAGTCATATCATAAGTAGCCATGTTATATCTCCCTTACGCTGCGTTATAACGGGCAGTAACGATTGCTTCTGGACGAAGAATCTTCCTACCGTATAGATGCATACCACGAACAATGTCAGCAAAGCTGTCAGGGTCACGATATGTTTCTGTCTTATTGATCTGCTCGGCAGTTGCTACAGCAGAATCATGACCAGCTACGATAACACCGAAGTTAGTCAGTTGGTTGGCAGTACCTGAAGTACCCGGTCCAGTACCCAAAGAAGGCAAATTAGACGATGAGTATACACGGAAGCCGTGGAAATTGTTAATGGTAAGACCATTACGCAATCCACCTGATTCACCGAAGTCTGCGTTCATGAAGCGTGAATCTTCATCAGCAAGAATTTCCATGAATACTGGATCAACTACAATCCAACGGCCTTGTTTGTCAACTTGCTGTTGATCAAGCAAACGAGCCATACGAGCAACAACCATTGCTGGTGAAGCCGTAGCAGTTGGAAGTGCAGTAGCACCGGGCAAACGTGCAGCCAGAGGAATAGAGTGTGTTCCTGCAGAGCTTGTAGTGATGTTGCCAAAGTCATCCTTATGCAGTTGCATAGAGGAAAGCAGTTCGTTAGAACCAGCAGTTGATACTGCTTTAGTACCGTTTACAGTAGTATTCAGTGCATCAGCTTGTGAGTGCAAAGAAGACTGTTTGTAACCAGACATGTAGCCAAGAACTTCTTGGTCATGTTGGTCAGCAAGACGGTATGCAGCACGGTTGGTTGCAAGGTCCATAAAGTTGACGTGGCTATGAGCTTCTTCAATGTCATCCATTTTGAAAGCAAAGTAGTTAGCTTTGTCAATAACCAGAGAAAAGTCCTCGTCTTGTAAATCTTGCGCTGTGACATTTGTGCCACGTGCATATTCGCTTACAGAAATTTCTGGTTCTTTAATAATTTTAACGGTGTCACCTTGTGAGGCAATCTCGCCAAAATAATCAGAGTTGGTGATATCACCACATACAGTACTCTTGCGGAAAGCAAGCTGTACTTTTTTAGAATAGATTACAGGGCTAAAATTACCATTCGGTAAATTCCCATAACCTGTTGCTGTTGTAAAAGCCATAATAAATCCTCCTATAAAGTGTAGGCTTTGTGAGCTAAACACAAAACATAAGAGGCTGTAATTTTTCTAGGGTGCATTTACGGCCTAAAGTAAAATCAATCATTTTACGGTTTAGGGTAAATGGGCCTATACTTAAACAGGTAAGTCTTATTCTTTTTTTGTTTAGTTTGATTGGGGTTAGTAGGGAAGGTAGACCATAATGGTGGCTTCTTTTTACTATACCCCTAGTTATACTGACAAAAATACTTTTGTCAATAGGTATTAACGCGCAGAACCTGATATATCGTAAATAAATTTACCAGATTGTATTGCTTTAGTAATTTCTTCTTCTCGTTTTTCAAATTCTTGGGCTGACATACGCTTAACATCAGACTCTTTAATAGAGCCTTGAGTCTCGTCTGCGTCTAGTTCTGCCTTAGAACTTTTAACAATAGCAGAAGCAGCAGCTTTAGTCTTAGCTTTCTTACCTTCTTTTGTCATTCCCTTGTCTGATTTATACAAGTCAATAACACGTACTACTGAGCGAGCATCTTCTGCATTTTCATATAATGCGTCTTGAACCCACTTAGGTTGTTCTTCTACCCAGTCATGAAATGTGTCTGAGTCTCGCAGGTCATCAAAGTCAGCATGAACTTCACGAATTTGATTTTCCGCAGTTTTACGTGTTGCTTGCACATTAATAGCATCTAGTTCTTTTAAACGGCTATCCGCTTTGTCAAACATTTCCTGTGCTTTTTTAGCAGCAATAGTCTCAACTATACTGGCTACATCAGGATGATTATTTGCCCATTCAGCAATGTCTTCATCTGACTTGGGAGGAACAATAGTCTCGTTAGCCATACGATGTTCTAGGGCTTCAAGACGTTCCTTGTATTCTTTTTCTTTTTCCGCTGCATGTCTACGTAGATCACCATAGCGTTTCTTAAAAGACTTTTCTTCCCTACTAAGGGTTTCTGTTTCTTCTTCCTTGACCTCTGCAGGTGCGTCAGAAACATCTTCTTTGGTTTCAACTTCTTGCTCCTCTTTGGGACTTAGAAGTTCTTCTAGTTCTTTTTCTTCCTGTTCAATACGTTTACGATTACGATTATTATGTTTAGGGTTTACAAACCCTGCAGTCTTAGGTGTTTCCATTGTAGCTAGTTCAGGCATTTTATTTCCTTATGTTGGGGCCAGTCGTAACTGGGTAGCCTTATCGTTGTGGTCGTGCAGCCAATCCTTGTGGTTTAGCTTGTGGTTGTTGTTGAGGCATTGTTGGAGCCATTGTACGTTTCTTTGGTGTAGGAGTAGGAGCGGCAAAAGTTCCTATTCCTTCCATAAATTCAGGTCCAAAGACTTTTCCAATAATAACTCCCATTGGTCCTGCCATTCCTTCACGTACTATATTTTTTTCTTCTTCTGGTAGTGCCATATAGTTATCAGATACTTCTGCAAAATCAACTTCCATAGTTTGTTCCTTTAATTTAACCACTTTGTTTCTAGTTTTAACACCATATTTTTATAAGTTTTATGGGCTTTATCTAGCATGTTATTGTCTATATCTTGAATAGCAGAGTCAATCTGTGTACCTACCCAATCCCATTCAGGGTTATTCTTAGGTATTGCCGCAACAATCTTAGGTGCAACACTATAGTATTTTTTTATTTCTTCTGGATAATCAATTAAATAAGTATCCCTAAAGTGACGAAGTTTTGTTAGGGTAGGTCCATCATCAGATTCTCCACGATGCTCTACTATAGCAGTTGTCAGAAAACACCCTGAGTCTTCTCCGTTGCTATCTGTCTGTTTATTACCACCATATTTTGTTCTAATATCGTCTGCCCTAGATGCGTTAAATTCAGCAAGAGCTTCTGCCTTTGTTTGACCACGGGATGCTGCAGAGGATGTATAAGCTGCTCTTTCACCAGCACGTTTAGAAGCAGCAGCTTGATCATCAGCTCTGTTTTGATTAAATGCATCTGCTTGAGTACGCATAACCTGGCCTTTAGCAGTAATCTTTTCACTTTGCCTACCTATATTAACATACGCTTCATATGTATCATCATCAGGCGCTACAGACCAACTTTCTCTATTTTTAGCATTTGGGCTAAAGTCTTGAACTGCCCACTTAGTTTTTGCAAGGTTTAATCTACCATCATATGCTATCTGTGCTGCTGATTGAGCATCTGTTTGTGAGCTTGTTGCATCTGCTACAGTTTGATCCGCTAAAATTTGTGCATTTTCAAAACCAAGCGCATCATATGCTTTTTGTATATCAGGCATAAAAAGATCATCAAAAGCTTTATTAGCAAGTCCAGTACTTCCTTTAACATTATCAATTGCAGTTTGAATTTGCATCCAAGCTTTTTCTGCTGGGGTATAAGGATCAGTAGTTGTATTGCGATAAATACTAGCTCCTCCAGTTATCTTACTAGGGTCAACACCTTTTTGTTTTTCTAAGACCATTTGAGTAACTTTTGCATCAGCAATACTTTGATTTGCTCTATTTTGTTTAGAAGCTACACCTGCTGCTGCACCACCAAGAGGGGTTGTAAGAGCGCCAACTCCTATTGCTACCCCAAAATCTGTAAGGTTATTTGTAATTCTTTTAAAAAACCCCGGATTATTTATAGCCTGTAAGTCAGTTACTTCTTCTTCAACAAGACCTGTTAAACCTTGTGGGTCTTTTAAAGCAGATTGATAATCTGCAAGTTGTCTTTCTTTTCTTGCGCTAGTTCCAAATAATGCATCTATAGTACCAAAGGGAAACTTGCCATACTCACTGGGGTCTATAACCTTATTATTTGCATCAACTGGTTGTCCAAGAGCATTTAACTTTGCCCCCTCTAAAGGGTTATACGTTTCTTTTGTATCCATTGAGTTTGGATTTTTCTTTGTCAGTCCTTGTGTAGACTGTTGTGGTTTGCCGTTAATAAAAGTAATAGGAACAGGAGTCCCATCTGGTCTATAGTATGTTTCTATCTTTGGTCCCATTGCCACAGTAGTAGGAGCTACAGTAGTAGGAGCTACAGGAGGAGGAGTAGTAGTAGCTACAGGAGCAGTAGGGTCATACGGCTTATAACCAGTGTATCCACCGTAACCACCAAAGCTAGAACCTACACCTGTATATCCTCCTACAGCATATTCAGCAACTAAACCTCCTACAGCCATACGCATACCGTCATCATCTTCTACTTCTAATTCAGAAATATCAAAAGGCAAAGACATTTCTAATGTAGGTTCACCACCTATTCTACCATCTTCATCCATCTGTTGCAAGCCCTGTTTTGCTTTTGTACGAAGATTTTCAAAAAACTTTACACCGTAATAACGAACAACATCAGCAGGAACAACATACTCACCCTCACTAAGTTTAGCATCAATGTCATCCCGTACTTCCTCTGGCAGAGAACCGGGAGGTACATCATTACCTGATACTGGGTCTACTGTTTCATCTGCATTTTCCATAAAAGCCATTTCTGTTTGATCTTTAGCCATTTGCATTAACCTTTAGTCTAAGTTGCTTTAGTGCATTCAAAGCATGTACCTGACCTTGCAGCCTATACATTACGTGTTCTTCGTCTGACTGAGAAAACATTTTGTAGCTTGCCTGAATACGTTCATCTAATTCTGCTTCAAAAGCATCCCATGCTTCTTTGTTGTTTACCAGTAGTTTTAAACTCACTGCATTGGTCCTTTATTAGCTGAGAAGCCCTGTTCTCCCGGTGTAGGCACCGAGCCTGTTCCTATAGTA